CAAATATTTGGTTCATCAACAAGACGAAACCATACATATCAAATTACAAACGAAACGCCAAGAAGAAGGAAGTGTCATTCTATCTGACAAACGAAGATTTCTATAATTTGATCAATGGTGATTGTGGGTATTGCAACCGAACTCCTACTACATGGTTCGGAATTGATCGTATTAAACCAGAAGACGGATACGTGCTCGAAAACGTCGTATCATGTTGCTATGATTGTAATCTTGATAAGCACGTCAACAATATTGAAACCATGATGAAACGAAATGAACGAATTGCCGGTCGCATCAATGCTGGTATCCTCGTCATTGAAGATTATGAAAAAGTAAATCTTCATAGAGGGTCTAACAAGACATCCAAGAAAGTATGTGCATATGGCAAGGTGTATGACAGCAAAAGTGAAGCGTCGAGGGCACTCGGGAAGAGTATTTGTTACGTTGGTCAGTGTATTCGCGATGGCAGACATTCAAATGATATCTTTGAGATCACATAGACCTTCACCCTTGAATGATAATCATATTGTCACTTTATGTATATAATCCTCACGATATTACAAAATAAAGGAACTTATTGAATAATCATCAAACGCATATTAAGAGAACATAAAGATGCTGACAATAGTCGCGAAGAACATCGTGATGCTTGCTACGTTTGTAGATGCACCGCTCGGGGGGCTTGGAGGACTTGGAGGACTTGGGGGGCTTGGAGGAGGAGAAGGAGGAACAATGTTCGTTCCGCACACATTGATATTGGTAGTTCCTTGCTTGAGCTTGTACACTTGGCCTCCGTAGTTGTCCTCGATATCACGGCAATAACTGTCGGGGTCGGTGTTATTCTTGATTGCGTTTTTCAGAGTATCGACATATTCGAAATCATCGTTGATAATAATAATATCTTGATTCTGCAGCACCACATAAGTATCAGTATATGAGAATGAGATATTAAGATAATCGATGGTATCAGAGAAGTAGAGACTCGGATTTTCATATGTAGGCATATCAGATGAAAACGCATCATTGATGCCATTCCAGTCCATCGTGCTGCAATATGCAACATTCTTTTTATACTCCATGAACGAGATCTTCATCGTATCGCAATATTTGACGAACGTGACCACATCGAGTCGTGAAGAAACGTTCGCGTTTTGAGATGAAGGTGCAGTAATCATTCTCGCGGATGCAGTTGTAAACAACAGCGCCATAATGGCCATCATCTTTGTCATTGTGGACATTGTGATGATTTGATACGTTATAGACAACGACTCTGTATTTATGGTTATTATCACTACCAGGGTCAAACGACAATTAACTTATTAAATATTGTGTAAAAATATTAATGCCAACATATCGACACTTATACATATAAATATAATTTGACCTTTTATATATTTACAAATATGGTATATAAGGACCCCGATTATCAAAAAAATTATCGTGCGAAGAATAAAGAAAAAAATCAGGAATATCAAACAAAACGTCTCGAAGAACATAATAACAACGCCTTGGATTCTATAACATCGGGTGAAATTATAGATAAAAAGAAATGGGATATATGGTGCGATGAAATTAAAAGACGTGCTAAAAATAGTAAGCAACCATATCCGGACGAGTTCACTAATGACGTAATGTTCGATATGATGAAACAGGGATGTTTCTTTTGTGGCGATACTGCGACAACGATAGACAGAATAGATTCCACTCTTGAACACATACCTGATAACTGTGTTGCCAGTTGTTTGGGATGTAATAATTCAAAGGGTTCTGCGGACCCTGCTACATTCATCAGGAAAGCATATTATAGAGCTCGAGGGGAATATGTAGACGATGACACCGACATTTGGTTTTCTCACAAGATTAAACCACGATTTGATATATACAAAAAACGTGCCGAGAATAAAGGAGTTTTGTTCGATCTGGGAAACGATGACTGGAAACAACTGATAAAGGGGGAGTGCGCATATTGCCATCGTATTCCTAATACTTGGTTCGGCGTCGACCGAGTGATACCAGAGGACGGATATACACTCGAAAACGCTGTATCGTGCTGCTTCGATTGTAATCTTGATAAACACGAAGGCGATATTGAGGTGATGACGAAGAGGAATGATCGAATTGCCGATCGCGTTGATGCCGGTGAGATCATAATTGAAGATTATGAAAAGGTAAATCTTCATATAGGCAAACAAAAAAAATCTAAAAGGGTATGTGCGTATGGCAATGTGTATGATAGCAAGGCAGAGGCGTCGAGAGCACTTGGGAGGGCAGATGCTTATGTTGGCACGTGTATTCGGCGTGGCAGGCATTCGAATGACATCTTTGAGATCACAGACGAATGTTAAAAATAATAACAACTTATTAAATATTGTGTAAAAAATATAAATGAAGACGATAGGAATTGATCCCGGGCAAAAGAACTTGGCGCTCTGCATGATAGACGGTCAGACGATCGTGCAGTGGGATGTCATAAATATCATGCCGGACCCAAATGGTATAGCCGATGGTTTGACCAAAATAAATTTTGCGGACTGGGTGAAAGAATCTACGGACGTGGTGATAGAGCGTCAACCGACCAAGAATCCTCGGGCGGTTCGTATCCAACACTATATTGAGATGTTCTGCGCCATGAACGAAGGTCGTGTGTATTGCATAGACCCGAAACACAAGCTATCATACGCATCTTCTACGAGTTACTGGCCAGAGCGCGACATACTCAACTGGTCTTATAACGAACGTAAAAAACTTTCCGTAGAAACTACCGCAAACTTTTTGAAGAATACCGAGCAAGACGAAAAATTTGTGACTATGTTTGAAAAGAGTAAAAAAAAGGATGATCTTGCCGATGCGTTGCTTCACTGCTTGGCATTTGACGAAAACATTAAACCGATGATGAACGATGATCGTCGCAAAGCTATTAGAAATATTAAGGCCGTCAAACCATCTGTTGCAAACACAAAGAGCAAAAAGTATACACAAGGGAACCTCAAGTTCCTCGCGAAGACCTGGTTGTCCTCCTTTGATACTTTTCAGATGAATGGTGAGAAGACTGATGGATTTACAGAATCTTGTTGCAGACATTTTAATGACATTGAGAACGCGTTTTTACAGTTAGGGGGTAAGTAATCAAGGCTGCTGCTGCTGGCCACTGCCGCCACCAAGGGGGGCTGCCGGCGTCTTCTGGAAGACGAAAGCCGCAAAGAGGGCGCTGGCGCGCGCCAGACTGGGGTCGCTGTTTGGGAAGCGGGGGCAGAAGTGCTTCAGCGGCTTGCCCGCATCTCCCCTGTCAAACAGCGCCGCCAGCTGCGGGTCTCCGTAGTCCAGCACCGGCCTCAGGCCGTACTGAGCTGCCACCCCCACCAGCACATTTGTGTAGACCAGATACTCCAGGGACCCCTGGGTGCCCTTCTGCCTTCCCGTCACGGTATCTCCGATGGCGCAGATGTAGGGGCTGCCAAAGCACTGGGGCCCGCCCTGCCAGTGCGCCTCAATCGTCAGCATGGGCGATGTGAAGGTCTTGTTGTTGCGGATGCAGTCGTTGATGCGCTTGCCATCTGGCACGGTGCCGATGAAGTACCCTCCCTCCTTCAAGTTGATGGACACGTTGTGCAGGAACTGCTTCAGCACCTGCTCAGTGACAAAGAAGTAGTGGATGGCAAACATGCAGGTGACGACGTCGTACTGCCGCGCCTCGCGCCACTCTGATGCCCCCAGCTGCGGGCTGTCCACAAACTCGTACGCCAGCTCCTGATGCCGCCGCTTGGCCTGGGCCTCTGCAAAGCGCTTGCGCGCCTCCTCAATCTCCCCTGGCGACAGGTCAATGCCCTTGACGACAGTGATCCAGGCGTCTATCCACTTCCAGATGTCGCCGCCGCGGCCGCAGGCCAAGTCGAGCAGGCTGCCTGCTCCGTGGGCAAACCTGTTGATCAGCTGGCGCTTGATGTCGTTGTGGAACTTCTTCAACGGGGCGCCCGGCCCCTGCGCGCGTGCCCTCAGCGCCTCCTCGGTGGAGGCATACTGATTGCTGTGCTTGTCATAGTGGCTGCGTGTGTATTCGAGCGCCTTTTGGTCCATTGCAAATCCTGTGCTATTGCATCTGATACATTTTTCGGATGTAATAAAATATATATCAATGTGTCAATATGACATAAAATGACAATTATATAGACAATCATGATTGGGTCCAAAAATAACCCGACGAGTCGCATTCTCCCGTCAGGATGTTGTATATTTCGTCAGATTCGATTTTGTTATACGTTTTCTTGATCTCGTCGAAATTCGCATACTTTGTGATTTCGAATGAAGACTTGCAGATCCGCACGAACTTCTTGGTATTGTCCAACTGAATCCGGTCGAAGGAAACATCCCTATTCGAGCGAACCGGCATCTTGTTTATTGGGGTCTTTGCGGTGGCGTTTTCCTTCTTTCTCTGCTTTGCCTGCTTTGCAAGATTGTTTTTGAAGATCAGCCACGCTTCGTCATCGAACACTACTTGAGGGGTCGCATCCATGAAATATTCGCATGGAGGCGCTTTAATTGTAGATTGTATTTGCCTCACTACATTCTCGTCGTGGACGGACTTTACGGAAGAGAGCATTTCGAACATTACGGACATGTTTGCGTTTGTTTGTATAGGTATTCCCATACTAAGTTAGCATACATTTTATACGCGGCGATGTACCGGGGTCAAATGACTACTTTCTTTCTTGGATACGTTTTTTCAACATGTCCAGTTTCTTTTGTTTGTTCTCCGTCACCGCTTTTGGTACATTCTTCTTGGGCTCAGGTATCTTGGGTGCATTCTTTTTAGTTTCAGGTACATTCTTTTGGGAATCGTCGCGCACGTATACGACTGAGGAACGCTTAAAACAATCAAAACAGAATTCGTTTTTCTTTTCCTTAGTGACTGAGCACGAGTTGGTATCAACGCAAAACTTCTTGTCTGCCGCCCAATCGGTTTTCATCAGCGCGCACGGCATCTCTCTGGTAATAGCAGCTCCTCCCATTGCCGGGTCCCCGCTCCTGGCCGCCCAGCCGTTGTACACATATTTGTCGTCATTGCACGTGACTCCGGCTATGGCATGACCGAGCGAGCAAGCGTTGCTGATGTATGAAGGAAGAATGCACGAGTCTAGGACATACACGCGTTTGTTGTATACTATTTTTTCAGGATGTCTGGTGAGGTTGATTCCCTTTACCTCGTTCATTTTAGGTCTGTATGTTATCCACGCCTTCTGTAGATACGACTCTCCCGCTTCTCTGTGGACGACGATGACTTCTGGGTTGTCCGTATCGACAAACGCCCCCTTCGGATCTAATGTTTTCACGGCTTGTTTCCATTTTTTTTCGTCGACGGGGAGATCGAAGTTGTATGCGGAATACACGGCCTCCGTGCTACCTCGTGGCACCGTCACTGACAAGTGCGGAATTTCCATGAATGCGAATAACTTGTGTTGATACGGACCATATGGTGCTCCTTCGTCAACTTCTCCCGACTTCGAATCAAAATATACAGGGTCGTAACGCCTGAGAGCTCTCAGAAAAGCCCTGGGTTCCAGTTTACCAATGATGTCCTTGTTTAAAGAATTGATTTCATAGTTCATCATTATCTTCATCATGGCCTCCGCGATCGGGGTTTTCCAATCGTTCTTCTTCATAAGCATCTTAGCGTGAGAAGCTGATACTCCGCGCATCCTTTGGCTGAAAAATATCGTCATCATCAGAGCGGCAAACCAACAAACTCCTCCCCGCTGAGTTGGTGTATACACCCTCGAGCAGTCTTTCGCTGTTAACCGGATGGTATTCATTACTATAAATAATATATTGTTTTTTATAATAATGGATGAAGGTGTAATAAACGTTGTGAGCAACGGGAAGATAAACATCATCAAAATTATTACGTCTCCCGGTCCCAAGTTATCAAGACCGACAGAGACTTTCAAGAAACAACATACGTTCTCTCCGCGTTTCGTACAGAACGGAAACTTGATCTACACGTGTAACTTATTTACGATGAACATTCCATGTGACGAAGGGATGGCCTCGATAGATATGGCAGAACACTTAAACGGAGGTATCATGAAGATCGCATATAAAGGGGTCGATTTTGCGGTTCCGTCGCTTTCGGCAATAGGTGGCATGAATACGTCGGCGGTCTTCGATATCAAAGAAAACGAGAGCGCGTGTCAAAGGAAAATCTGCGAGTCGGGGTGCAGAGACGTTATGTTACCTGACGAGATATCAGACATAGCAGCAGACTCGAGAACGGTATTGATAACCACGAAGATGATGTCAGAGACCACCCCCGGCGAACCCATGCACGAACACCCCGCGCGGCTGATGAACCTGAATTCCGAATTCGTATCCGATATTGTTCACACGAAGAGACTTCAGATTGTAGCACCGGGAGTTTTAGATTATTACGTCCGTGTGGGTATCCCTGCGATATATTCGTGCGGAACCGTCGAAGTGTTGTCTTCTACTTTTTGGAATGACATCTTGATTCAGTTGATAAAAAACAACGATGCTTGGGAAGTACTCAAAGACAGATACAACGCGGTATCTTCGACCGGATTCGTGATTGCCAAAACACCAGATGTTGCAATGGGAGTTTCTTTGATGGAATGGCCACGAGGAGCCGTATGTTTTCCACCGGAAATACGTTATAAAGAATTTGAAAATGTGAACCGATGGGGGATATATCAAAATTTAGGAGTATCGGATTCTTCTCTCAAAATTCCAGGCGGGGAATACAGTTGGAAAATCAGATTTTTCTTCGGTCCCATCTGGAGAGTGCAGGAATGCATAAACGATATAAAACCACGGAGACACGGGAACGAGCACAGGAAGTTATCCATGGTCAGGCATCCATCATGCAAAGAATTTCACGAATACTCGTACCCAATGTAAGTGTATGAAATCACAGTTTGTCGATACGAATGTATAATCATATCGACAAATAGGCTGTTTATGTAAATTATTTAGTTCTCCGGGGGGATGCAGAGGCCGCCATGTTGAGCTTACGAAGCTCTATGACCTTCTTTTTTAGGAAGTTCCGACCCTCCATGCTCATCTTCAGGGAGTTCTGAAGCTTGCGAGTGTAGAGGTCGTGCGCTGCGACAGAAGCCGGTAAAACTCCCTTGCGCTTCCTCATGACGTTCCGAGTTTTGGAGGCTTCTTTGATTTTCCTTTGGATGTCCTTGATCTTCTTGTCAAAGTACGGGATCGCTTCTCTCTGGAAATGAGTCAGATCCGATTGAATTTGAGCATGGGTGAGTGCTGGAGCCATTGTCGTGTAATATACCATGCAAATATATTTTTTTACTTTATCGTTTTATATCTTCCCCAATACCCATTGTGGCAATTGATGGGTCTCTTCAAATGTAAATTATTGGACTTGATGATATCGGACCATAGTATACATCTGTCTCCGGTTCCAGAAGTGTCCAAGCTTTTATATCCGGCTTTCAATAATTGCCTGCGTGCCTCCAAGAAGTCCAAGCACCATCTGAGTTCGTCTGGTTCGCTTTTGTTTTTCATCTTACGAATAATTGGTGTCAGACTCATCAAATCCGGTCCGTGATTTATACTGACATCTACCATGAACCCCCTGGTGACGGGCAATGTCAATTTTGGCCCCGGACGTTTATCACACGAGCCGGTCTTGCTTGCGAAATCATTGGCAAAATTCCAATACAGTTTGATGTAAATTTTCCACACCGCACATTGCCAATCCTCATCGTCTCCCATATACACAATGTCTTTCCCAAGATTTTCGAGTCCGGTTATGTCGTCCCCGATCGTCTTTTTCATAGGATGTATGTATTTGCAAAGTTTGTGTCCCGGGTTTATTTTCTGGAGCTCCTCGAGTATTAACACGAGGTCCCCGGTTCCAGAGCATGCACCGAACAGAGACACGGTCCATCCGCGTCCGTCGCCGAGACATTTCGCAAAATTATAATTGGTCCACCAGGATGTTGTAGAGTTCTCGGGCAGAGATATCAACGACAGTATGGTGTCTGCCATATACTCGTCGTAACCGATCGATTCGAGCTGTGCGACAACATCTGCTGGGATGTGCGTATCGCTTGGCGACGTTGGCGGTGTTACAATCACGGGTGGTTCGGGCTTGGATGGGGCAGGTTCGGATGGGGTGGGTGTAATAGGCTTGACGAGCTCTTTTGAAAGAGCTTTCTTGAAGTTTTCTCTTCTTCCGGGACCCAAATTATCGATGGAATCAAGTTGTGTTTCGGCCAGTGCCATCATCTTGGCAACAAAGTCTTGCATCAAAAACGCCTTGTTTTCGTCCGTTATCCTCATTAGATATTACAATACAAAAAAAATATTACATTAAATTAATACAAATGAGTAGTAAACAAAAAATGGTAAAGTGGGGGTCGGCAATGTCGGGGGGTAGGAGTCCGTCTCCCGGCAGGAGTCCTTCTCCATCTCCCAGAAGAAGTCCCGCAAGCTATAAAAGTCCTGCGACGGTCAGGAGAAGCTCGACGCCCGTCAGAAGCTCGACGTCTCAAAACTCTAGATTCTCCCCCAGGACTACAACCGAACTCCAGCAGAGAGAAGCAAAGGTTAACCGGCGGAGATTGCAGGCGGAGGCAAAAGCACATAAGTTTGCGATGCAACAGCAGCGGCAAGAGACCAGACACGCGAAACGCACACAGGACATCGAATATGCAACGCAACACAAGGAACTATACGGTGTAACGCCAGCCACGAAATACGGACTGATGGCGGTAATTGCTGGTGTTATTGGATTTGTAGCATTTCAACAAATTTGAATTATATTTAACGCGTGATATTTCCGAGTGTAGTGATTGCACACATGGCCTGATTGTTGCGTAGTATGAATGCGACGATTGCGTAACCAATTAGAAGAACGCCCATCCCGAATGACGACCAGCGAAGAATTGATTCCTCCGACTTGGATTCCGCATTTTTGTCATGAGCCAATGGGTCATAGTATATCTTTTTAACAGCCCCTTTTGCGGCCTCGAGCACAATCTTTGCCTGGGCAAATGAACTGAATCGCTCGGTTATTTTCCCTTTATATTTCATATTGTCAACGGTGTACTCGACGTCATATATAACATTAAAGGACGTCGTCGTTGATCTCCCGGACGAACTTGTGTATGCTTTGATGTCTCCGCCGACGACAGTCGCTTCCGCAAGTATGTAAGAACTGGTGTCGCCAACAATTCTACTGGCAAACACGCTGACGAATAACAGGATGACGCCGAATATACCAGATACAACGCTGCCTGTCACTAAACGTATATTACAGTATTTGGTGATGAAAGACGAATCCATGTGTATAGTATACTAAATGTTTTTTTGTCAAAACAAAGATGCGTATTTGACAAACAACTCACTCGGGTATTTACTTATCGAAAAAGATGATGTCAAAGTTCCTCCTGTTTACACCTTTCACGCCAGCTTCATTCGCAAGATCGTGCCTTATGAATATGACAATACCCTCCGAGAGAGCCACCGGGATGTATCCAATATCTGCAGATGTTTCGACGGATTTTTTGTATTCATTAATTGTAACTTCGGACAACTTTATTGTGACTATCAATGGTTTGTACTCTGTACGTGTCCAAGTCTCCAAGGTATCGATCATCATTACTGGAAATTCTGTGGGAAAGTTGTTTTCCTGCAGTGCTTGTCCAAGGTTCAGGGTTTCTGTATTTACAACATTCACGACGTTCAATTCGTATTCCTCAAACAATTTGAAACATGCGTAATTATCCATCGTAGTCGGATACTTGACATTCAGAACCCGCTGGTTTCTGCGAAGAACCCGGAGTCTTCCCATGATCTCTTCTAGGACGCAACCAAACCCACCCTCCTTGAAGTTTGAAAAGGGCCCCTTGGCAATTCGGGCTAACATATTTTCTTCCTGCATGTTATCTGATTTATTAATTTACTTTTTTTTATAGTATTTTACGAGGATCTCTTAATTCGGATACAGATTTCCTCCATTGAGTGCATTGAGATAGTCGAGGATCTGCTGTTCTGTAAACGGAGGTAGAGAGCTGTCTGCGAAAAGATTACGAGCCACCGGGTTATTGGGTTTCACTGGTGCGCTAGGAGGGTTTTGCTCTCTGGGCTTCGTGAGAGGAGTAGAATGTCCAGACAGTACATGCCCGCCAGTGATAGCAGTCAAGTAGTCAATAAGTTCCTGGTCCGTTATCGAGGAGAGAGAGCTATCTGAGAAAATATTATGAACCAGAGGATTGTATGGATTCGCCGGAGAAACGGGCGGCGCAGGCTGAGGCTTAGCAGGGGGTGGGGGTTGGGGCTTAGCGGGTGGTGTGGTCTTTGCGGGAGGCGCGGGCCGGGGCTTGATGGGGGGTGCGGGCTGAGGCTGTGGCTTTAGCATTTCGTATGCCCAGTCGAGAACAAACGTCGACGGTGGTCCAGCACCCTTCGCCTTTGTGGAAATAGCGAACCCGTCGAAAGGCGAGTTGTTTAGGTAAAACAAGCGTGATACCACGGGGGGTGCGTCCTCGAAGATGATGGCAAATAGGAGCTCCGGAATACTCCACTTCCCCGCAATATCGAGTTTGAGATCATCGATCACATCGAACGTAGCGTCCGTGTAACCATCCTTGGCACGTTGAAGAACGCATTTCTTAATTTTGCGCTCTGCGATGTCGTATAGAACATTGGAGGCACGATCGTATTCAGCGCGTTCCATCTTGTACTTCTTGTTGGACTCCTTGGTAGTCTGGATAACCTGAGTAAGGAAGCTCATGGTGTTGTATTCTGATGAGTGTCTAGTGCACGGTGTAAATATAAAACTCATCTTGACGATATGATATAACTTTCTTTATCCCTGGGTCTAGCAACAATGCATATATTCGTAGTACAGATCTAGGAACTTCTTCGCCTTCTCTATACGATTTTTCCGAGAGCAAAACAAGCCACAGGATATCGCATATTCCACGTGCATGGCATATGCTAGTTCCGCTTTCACTCGATATTCTTCTTCGGCATCAATCATGGCCAAATATCTTTCGTATTGGTCGAAGAACATTTTTAATATTAAAAGATGTTCTGGAACGGATAGTATATACGCATACACATCTCAGGATCAAATGACACTTGATGAACGATTATAAATATGTGATTTCATTGTTTACAGTATTATTTTATAATCATCAAGTATGTCTTCGCGTGTTCAAATTGCTCTGGTCAAGCAACTGAACCGCCAGTTGAGGATTGCTGAAAACAAGGAAAACCAGCGTCTTCACAGGGAGCTTCGGCATCGTATCGGGAAGTTTAAGTTGGTCAATGATCATTTTGACGAACGACGCGACGAGATCTCGATTAGTTTTGAGAACTATCGCGAACAGATCGTTGACGCTGTTGCGATCAATAAAATGAGATTCGAGCTTTGTATTGACGAGAAGATCGAAACCATCGTAGACTATGAGATTGACCACGAGGAAATCGTCGACGACACTGACGAGTTCTCCGAGAGAATGTATTCCGTGAAGAACTCTCTTTTGTTTTTTTCCAGTTTGTATCCGACGAACAACATCGACACAGATAACATCAAATTCTACTGGTTCGTGCTTTTTGTTATACTATATGCTGTTAGATTATTCTGATTTGGTAAGAGTCCGAAGGACGATGGTGCTGACACAACGTGGTTGAGTCGAAAACTTGCAGATTGCAACACGCCCGTAGTCGCTCAGTTCTATCTTATCGGAGAACCCGGCTCCGTCCTTTACGAATCGGTTCATCTTTTCGATGAGCTCTTTCATCTGTTCGTTCTCGGAGTCCAAGCCAAGCTCCTCGAATTTCTTCCTGAATTCAATGACCTCCTTCAGGCGTGCCTCTATAGTCTTTACTTGCTTCATTACGATATAGTATACGTGTATATTAAGTTGTTATTTTCGTCTCTGGCTTTGTCTGCGTCTGCGTCTCTGCCTGGTCTCGTAGGTGCTATCAATTACAACGACTATGAAAATGTGTTTTGTCGATACAAGAGCTTCGTATCGACAAACTATGTTTTCATACATCACTGAAGATTTACAGGGTTTCCACTATATCCCGCGGCATAATACATCTGAGGCATCTGAGGCATCTGAGGCATTTGTTGAGGATAATAAAACTGCTCTGCCATATTTTGCATATTCACTCTCTGCACTTCTGGTGTCTTTGGTTGGCTGATGTCGAGCAAGATGATGATGACGAATAGAACGGCCAGGATAGCGAGCATCTTCTCTGGCGATGTGAAGATATCTTCGAAGAATCCTTTTATACCACTGGCCGACTTGTTGCACATCCCTAGTAGCTTTTTTTTCATGTTAGAGTCCATCATATTCCACACACCGTTTATACCTTTCTTTCTGTACGCGTCCGCTAAAAAATCCTGGACTTCGCGTTTCGTTATTTTCCTGTCCTCGGGGATTACCATTATGGGAGGTTCGACATCCTTCGTGTCGGCGTCTTCCACATCTTCTCCAAAAATCTTGTCCTCGAATGCCGTGCGCTTGTTCGCGGGCTTCTTCCCTCCGGTTTCCAACGAATCCACGCCGAACGCATCGAAAAGTGTGGCAAATTGCATGTTTATTGATGTATAATATTATTATTATTTTTATTTATTTTGTGCAATAACTTAATAAAATTAGCATACGAAGATCATAAAATGAACAACGATATCCTCTGTAAAATTGCCTCGAATATGGACAAATGTTCGGATGTAGCAAATTTAAGCGTCGCGATTTGTGACCAGGAGACGATCCGTCTGAGGAAGAAACAAGAATATGAAAGAATCTTGAAGATAAAAATGCAACATTTTTGGTATGGAAGGCTCGCAGTGCTGTTGCATACACACAGGCACACGTATTTCTGGGACCAGTTCGTCCCACGAGTTTTTGCAATTAACGATCACGTTCGGCACCAGTTTGCCAGTTATTTTCGCGGATGGGATGTTAGTGTTTGCGGAAGAAAACTGTATATGTCAACTCGGGTGATAGATGAGGTGATTTCTGTAACCGTAGATCTCCACGCCCCTCATCATTCCATCAGAGAAAACGACCCCTTCGCTTTCAAGTTCGACATCACCCACATGTCTACACATATAGACGTGGATTCTTACAAGCCTCGTGGCAAATACTCGTCCGTCCTGTCGGCGATGTACGAGGCTCTCCGCGAGAAATCCGAACAACGAGGAGTATATTCGCACTACCAGGGGGTTGTGTGGGAAAAATTCGTAAGCTGGGATGAAATGGAGGAGGTCTTCAAGAAGTGCTTGGCCGATGACTGGGAGTGCGAGGACGGTCTGTATTATAACATAGACGGAGTGGGTGAGACCAGCGTATACTGCAAGGTGCAATTGTCCTCTTGGTCCATCAAACTTCGCACCAAGCACTCAATGTGCTGGCTACGCCCCGTAAGCGGAAGCATTTCGTACAACGGCTCGCAACCATCTACCAACCGGGGGTTCCGAGGGAGCCTCGATAGAAAACTGTTCAGGATTCTTCAGGAGTTCCACGAATTTGGAAACATCTTCCCTTGCAATTTGACTTTCCCAATCCATATAAAGCTTCACGGGGAACGGCATGTGTTTCCCACTTGGAGCGAACTTTCCAGATTGTCTGGCATCAGCATGATGACTCTGAGAAAATTGTCAACACTTTTGCCACGCGGAGTATTCATAGACTTTGATACAAATACTTATAGAAGGAAGAGAATCTCATTTAAGGTATAATTGTCGTATAATACCTCAGAAAAACTTGTAAAGATATACTAGTTGCAAATCATGAACAGTTCAGCCGGAATACTCCCAATTTCCAGGAACGAGCACGGGGATGTAGTTTTCTTATTAGGAAAGGATTCTCGAGACGGGGTTTTCTCGGATTTTGGTGGGAAAGCAGAAGCGATAGACAATGGCGATCCAGTCAACACGGCTACGAGAGAATTTTACGAAGAGACGCTCGGATGTCTTTGTAACTCGCCCCATTCTATCCGAGAGCGTGTCAAGAAGATGTCGGTCATGGTAAATGGGACGACCAAGAAGGGAAACGTCTACAGCATGTTTATAATCGAGGTGCCGTATATTCCAGACCTGCCGCTTCGCTTCAAGAAGATTGTCAACTTCCTAAAGTACAAAAACATCGGTTCTGCCTATATTGAAAAGTCAGAACTAGTGTGGGTGTCTTTGGACGAGATGTTCAAAATCCCCAAAAGACAAGTGTTCTCCGACACCATCACGACCAACGCGGTTACTCTGAGGAAAGTTACAACTGAATCTTGGCGTGCGATGTTTGAAGATTGTGTAATCCCAACTATAATTTCTCCGTCTAGGTCATCGCCACCTAATACAGAGTTGTACAAGCACCCACATCATAACCGTCAGCATTAACATATCGTTGATAAAAAACAATAACTTAATGCGTTGTTTTGTAATAATTATTATATTGCCTGTCAATAATGACAGTCACTCTAGGGAATACATTCGACACCCGCCCGGCCATGAGAGTATCTAGCGACGCGGGCGGGGTTGGTATCCAACTACCCCAGAGGTTTGTTGAACGACAGAAGCCCACCCACTCCGCCCCATCTATTGGCGACTCTGACTTCGGGGATGAATCCGAGTTGAAGGAGATGATGAAAGATATCGCAAACCCTAACAAGACCAGGAACATGGAAGACATGTCTTCGGACTCCGGTAGTGACGTCTCCGCTGATTATGACGGGGACGGCGACATCTATAGTACTTCCAGTGGCTCTCCTGTTGAACAGCGCCGGTCTAGCTATTTCACCGAGGAAGAGCAGCCGTCTCAGGGTTTCCTGACCATCGGCGACGAGAAAGCGGATATCCTGTTTAGACTCGAGGTACTCCGCCGCCAGGGGATCGAGCCCAGGAAATTCAGCGCACGTGATGATATTCGCGAGATGCGCGCGGAACTAAACCGCATCAAGACACACCTAGAGCTAGACCGGAGTCTCAAGTTTTCCAGGAAGGCCGTCGTGGGACTGGCATCTGCCCTAGAGTTCTTGAACGACAAAGTAGATGTACTCGACCTGGAACTCGACGGATGGTCCGACCAGATGCACCAGGCCGTGTACACACAGAAAGACTATGACAGTATTTTCGAAGAGCTTTTCTTCAAATACCGTGGAAAGGTCCAGACACCTCCCGAGGTTCGCCTTCTCCTTACATTCGGTGCATCTGCACTGACCTTCCACATGAGCAATGTGATGGCCAAGAAGGCGTCCAAGATGCTAGAGGATGGCGGTGACTCCGGCGGTGGCGGAATGATGGATAGCATCATGAAAATGATGACTGGCGGCGGTGCAGGTCCTCAGATTCAGGCAAAACAGCCCGAGCCCACAGCGCCTCCTCAGAATAGTTTCATGCAACAGGCCCAGCAAATGCACACTCCTCCTGTGGCTAGGAAAGAAATGAAACCTCCTACATTTTCGTTCCCCCAGATGAGCACGCCCCCTCAATTTGGTGTGCCCGCAAACTTCATGGCCAGTCACATCGTTCCTGAGCAGACGAATCTGAAGCCTGACTTGAGGGATAACATGGCTCACATTCCGGATGACGAATCAGAAAGGCTGTCCGACATTCCGTCTGACCTAGAGTCCCCACCGCCGTCTGATTTCGGTTCTCCCGAGATGAACACGATTAAGATCGAGAAGACAATTAAAAAAACTCGTGGTAGAGCAAGCAGGAAAGCAGCGCCGAGAATTATTGAGATTTAAGTGCCCTGAGTGTCCTTTGAATCATTTGTCGATGTGTATTACATGTCGACAAATGATCATATATTTGTTCGAGTAGTTACATTGTAAAATTTAATAGACCGTGCCATTTGGAAACACCGCCCAAAACGCGTCGCTGGCTACATCTGCATACAGCCCATGCTTGTTGACAATATACATGCACACATCATCTACGTCTCCTGCGTAATCATTGTGCGTCGTCTCGAATTCATCATCGCCAATGAAAAATACCATCCGCGTCGTGATAAGACCATTGCACTGCTGAATTTTGTCAACGTTGAACGCCGTCACGTAAAGATGTTTCAGAGACCCCTCGAATAGCGGGACTTCATTATACAACACGCGGCTGGTATTGATGAAGTCAAGGACACACCAGATAGTTGCGTGAATCTGCGTCCTGTTATCCTCGTCCTTGGCTTTGATTGCCATCTTGTAGATGTCCCTGGAGATGTCTGCTGGGAGCATATCCATAGTTATGTGTTTGTGTGAATATGTTTTTGGATTAAATTTATGCTCGCGATGTCTCCTTATATGGCATTTTCCTCTCCTGGGTCAAATGACAACCATTTGTTTTTCAAATGTCACTTCATTTCTTCCAGAGAGGTTTGGTATCTGGATTCCACGCCATGGGTTTCATATTTTGTTGAGCGAACGGGCGACCTGCATCTGTTGTGGTCGACAGAGCATCTGGTTTAGCAATATCGCGATTAAAACGGTTCTCCGACAACTGACCGGACGCGATGTTAAGTGCACTGGTCGACGAGTAAGGGTTCTCGACGGCACTCTTGGTACCAAAACGAACTTCCTTGCCCTCCGTGGCAACAGAGCCAAAGGTTTGTGCGATAGGAGTGGACAGCATGTGGTTGAAGCCATCGTATTTATTTTTGTCAATAAGCCCGTATGCTCCCATAGATTCGGGAACGAAGACGTTGTTGGATCCTCCGGTCGGTGCAGCGCCAGGAGTGTACCCGCGAGACTGATCGCCCATCTTGGCGAAATTTCTGGTCGGTGGCTGCAACTCCACGACATCCAACCTCTCGGCTGGGCTGACTGTAGTCCCTGCTCCACCTGTGTAATACACGCTTTCGTAGGATTCGCGAAGAGTAGGCTCTGGGATGAACTCGGGCCGCGCTTCTCCGGCAGATTGAACACCTCCGTTGGGTCCGGCGGGCATCAAATACTTGTTCACCAGACCTCTCTGAGTCTGGAGCGTAAAACTTTCGGGACCTTCCACCGAATAGCCTCCCACCCCGGAGTACTGACCGCTTGTGCCACTCGCGTTGATCATGGGTGTAGTGTCCCCTTCGCCGGTGCGTGGGCGGCCGCGGGTCTTGTCGAGGTATCTGGCCTGCTGCGCCTCGACGATACTGTCTGACGGACCCTTGTAACCATCCTCGAAGGGGCGGAGGCCTGCATATCCACGAGGTTGCTTTCCGTATTCCGTCCGGCCGAGGATGGCTCCGTTCGGAGTTGCCAACGGGGGGCGTTCGTCGTAAGGAATAACCAGAGCACCGGGGTTGTGGTTTATGAGGGATATCTGCTGGATCTCGCCCTTTCCACCCATGGTCGTTCCACCAGGGACGATTCCTCCCGGGAGTGTATTTAACTTGTACTCGTTGATATTGAGTGGCATCTGTCTGTAGAACTGTTGGAAACCACCTGTAGCAGCAACTTCCGGACCCACGCCGAGTCCAGGACCGACGCGAATTTGCTCCGCGGGAAGAACGTTATTGTGGGTGCGAGCAGTGATGCTCCTGGCCTTTTGAAGTTCCGCATCTCCGGGGGCATTCCCGACAGTGCCCGAAGACGATACTCTCCCTTGGGGATTCATACCGAAAAATGTATCGGCCTCTCTTTTGTGTTTGTAGGTGCCGGATACGGACGTCCCTTCCAGAACATCTCCGGTAAACAGCTCCATCTTCCGCTGCTTGTAGTCGGTATTCGTGTTCATAGATTTCCCAGATGTGAAATACGGCATCACCTCGGACGGGCGCATGTTCGGGGTGATTATTCCGGATTCCTTGGGAACCTGGGCCTGCTTCCATCGTTTTTCAGCCTTCTTCCTATATTTCCTTACCATATCGGTCGGCTTCGTGTCGTAGTCTTCGCGAACTCCGTTGCCGGACCCCATTATGTCTGCATATCTGTTTCTGTCCTGACGCGGTTCTCTTCCCTCCTGGCTATTGTATAAACCGTAGCCAATGATCGCTGCAATGGACAACAACTCCATATTATCTAATATAGTATTATTATTTTATTTTTCGCATTTTGTCAATAAACATGCGTTGTATCGACAAACTGTGATTTCAAAGTACGATTAACCCCGAGCCTTCAGATTAAAACGGGAAAGGTTCTTATAATAATTAGCATCCAGAATAGTCTGAGGCTGCTCATAGAGACCGGCGGTCATGTGCACATCAGACTCTCCCTGGACTTTCCGGGTGACCTTGGGCATCGCGGGGGGCTTCACGTAGTACGCGGTCAAAGAGTTGGTGACCTTCTCGACCTGCTTCGCGTTCTTCTGTAGGAACTGGCGGTAGCTGCTGTCGCTATCGATCTTGAACTTATCCTCGAGATAGTTGTTGTAAATACCGGACGACACAAAGTTAGTAAATGCGCGACCATCACTCATTGCCGGCATGATACGAGAACCCATTTTGTTTAATATATATTACATTATATATTTTTAATTTAAATAACGACGATTATAATATTATTTTATAAATATAAATGCGATGGAGTGACGCGAAGTTGTGCGCTATTCTGGATAGACATGATTTGTTTTACAGGAGCAAACCCATCCTAGAAAAGTACGATGAATATAAAGCGGCATTGGAGCGAAACCAAATAAAGATCGAAGACGTCATCCGCAAGAATATGAACGGAGCTCCTATAAAATGGATGCGAAATGCTTTTCCATACGACGTCGATGAGTCTAGGCATTATCTAATATGGTGCGAGGTGCCGCTGACCAAGGAAAAAATAAACGAAGTCGCGCTGATGCACACAGGCACCAGTGAATTTGTCTGTTTCGTAAATCCAGAAGAACTACAGAGCGTAAACGGCCTATGGCATGCTCATGTTCTGGTAAGACGAGGATAGAGATGTTTGTAATAGATTGTCGATATGAAGACGTAACCGTATCGACAAACTTGTTTTTTATACTTATATTCCGACGATTAACCGAACAGCTCTCTCTGGTAGAGATTTGGTTCAATACTGCTCTGACTCCAAGGTCCCACGTCCGCCTTGGGGATGAGGGGGTTTGCACGGAGGTCGTAGTTAGCGTTCTTGAGGGAGGAGCCCTGAGTGTTCACACCTACCCACTGCGTGGCGGTCAGGAAGTTCTGGGCCTGTAGGTTCTTGGGGGCGAATTGCGCGAAATCTGCGGCCTCGGGAGTAATCTTGGGCAGCAGCTGAGAGGAGGGGGTCAGCAGGGGCATAGCGGGCTTCATCACCTTGGGAATGGAGTCCTCGGCGTCCATGGTGTCGTCGTAAGGCTCGTCTTCAGCATCCGCCATGTCATCACCCTCCTCAACGTATTCGTCATCATCCTCCATGTCCATGTCGTCCTCTGCGTCGGTATCCTCGGGGTAATACATGTCATCATCCTCCTCCATGTCGTATTCCTGTCCCTCCGCAGAGTTCATGTATTTTTCCAGAGCCTTGTAAGGCATGGGAGGGGAGATCTTCTTCTCGCTCATGTTTTTCCACAACATAAAACCAACGAATACAATCGCCATAAGAGCTAGAATTTTAGCCATGTTAGACATATCCATCGTATTGTATTACTATGATAATAGATTATATTTTTTTATTTTAGAAAAAATCTACGCGAAATCTCCTGCATAATTATATTTTTTTCTCTCGCGAGTGGGTTTAATCGAACATTTTGGCACTTTTGCGAGTTGCGTCTGGACGAGAGACAATATAGAACCAAACTCAGTGGACCCAAACCACACACCGGATATTTTCAAAATGCACCTAACCTCCGCTGGAGTGCAAAAGGTGCTGTCAATGTAATCTCCATCCGTGTCAAATGCTGCAAAATCGTCCGAAATCTTAACTTTAAGCGTATCAGACGCCAAGAACGACTTGAAACCTCCGTCGAGCGCACTATCTTCAATATCATTTTTGAACCACTTAGCCTTGTTTTCCTTCGTGAGCCTCAGCATACTCTCCTCGTGATTCTGTACAAACTTGGAAAACCCACTTGACACCTTGACAATCGTCGAAACTCCAGATATGGGTTCCAGCAGTTTTACCACGGGAGTCTGGATTAGGACGGGCTTCCGCAGAGGGACAAAGTACACGCCGTTTTCCTTGCGCATCTCCCCGAACTCGTATTCCACCTGAGCATCTTTATAATATACGATGTCGTCCTCTACTTCTTCGGCTACAATTTCGACTTTTTCGACTACGGGTTCTGTGACTTCCTCTGACACAAACGTGCCCGCTTCGCTTACGTAATCGCTGGTATCCTCGATCTGAACATCGATGCTGTCGGTGTTCTCTTCGCCCTCTACGTCGTCACTCATATTCTCCTCAATATCAATGTCACTGTCTTCTTCGATCACGATGACTTCCTCATCTTGCTCAACAGGTTCTTCCTTAACCACAATAACACCGGGGGTGTCGCTGATTATGACAACATCGTCATCCTCGCTCACGGCGTCTTCCACATTTTCCGAGGTCTCCTCAACATCTGCGCTTTCTTCATCGACGTTAACTACAATGACCTTCCCAGAGGTCTCCTCAACCACGTCGTCTGTTTCTTCTTCGACTGTGACATTGTCCTTATTTTCGTCCCAGCGTTCAACGTTGTCTCTTCTCAGTATCGCATCTACAGTCCGGCCAAATCGCTTGCTGAGAGGTCCTGGACTTGGAGCTATAGTCGCCATTACAATAACGGCGTAATTTTTTTCCATCAATTTTACACACCAAAAATAATATATCATTTACTTATAATGTCTTCTAAGTCTTCTAGACGAATGTCCGTTACCCGCCCGGTGAAGGGGGGTTTGTTTCCTCTGAAACCGCGAAGGAAGTTTGCGAAGTCGCCCGCATACAAATCTCCTGCAAAGACGACTGACCGGGAAGAAATCCCACAGCCTAAGGATTATAGATTTGCCATCGGGGAGACGGTGATAATTTATTTTGACGAGCGCGCTAAGCGGATTATAGGAGTCCTACCATGGAAGAACGCTAAATCTCCCCTGAGCAAAGTGTCTACGTATGGAAAAATTACTCAAGCGTCCTCTGACAAGGCGACGGTTGCGTTTACGAGACCAAGTGGCTCGTTCAGCGCTCGTCTGAAGTCGGATACCCCCATGAGCGTCGATGGCGGGTTTCCTCTTTTTGCGCTTCTGAATTCAAATTTCGTGGCCACCGACGTTGAGAGATTCGACACAAAGTCGACGAGGTCCGTGGGAGAAGCTGTCAAGGTATACTTCGACCCCATCTCTGGTCAAGCGGTAGAGGAACCTACTATCTATTCTGTCATGGGAAAGATAGTCAAGCCAGGGGTAGTAGAAGTCCCCAAGGTAGTAATTAAAACAGTCGTGGTCAAGGGAAACGTTCCAAAGGGAAAGCGGATAGAGGTATTTCTCGAAGACGGCAAGGTATCTCTGAAAAGAATGAGTGATAAATCCGTGCGAGTCCCTGGAACTGTCGTAGACTCTAAAGACGGCGTCTCGACGGTGTCGTACATGGAGCCTAGAAAGAGCGACGGTCAATACGTGAAAAGATATTCTCCTACGAATATTACTGGCCAATTCGTGTCTGATCCCAGATTTGTCCGGAGGTTGTCTCCCAATCAACAGAGAGCTATTGCTATGTATAAGCCTCCAGTCCCTCCTGTATGTGTGGGCGAGCCTTTTAATCCTCGCTCTTCTGACAACTGTTTTGTAAAAGGGGTGGAGCAAAGATTAGCACCTATCATCGCCGAGAAACGCAAATTCAAAGGAACTGCAGGCGCCAACCCTCAGTGCGATTTCTCTATCCCCAAGATAGGGGCGCATCAAATGGCCGTCTACGAATTTGCACGGATCCTTGCAAGCCGTTCTCCTAAGGAAATTGGAGGGATTCGCGGGATGCTGTGCTTCCATTCAGTAGGATCGGGCAAATGTCTTCATCCAGATACAGATGTTCTTACATATTCGGGAACAATAATAAAAGCGAAAGATCTTCTTCCTGGGATGGAATTGATGGGATTGGACTCCACGCCAAGACGTGTTTTAAATATTGGTAAAGGTCGTGAGATGATGTATGAAATAATACCGATTAAAGGCGAATCATGGAAATGCAACGAAACTCACGTTTTGAGTCTTCAATATAATGAACAGGGGAGAATTCAAAAAACACCATCTAATACATATTTGGTGAAATATCACGAATACACACCAGATGGTAGGGGAGTGTTCAAAATGCCGACGGTAAAGACATTAGCAGAGGCTGAACGTATAGTATCTAATTTGAAACCTAATCATATAGTAGATATACCATTAAATGAATTTTTAGAACTTCCAAAATACGTCAAGAATGCGTTAAAATTGTTCAGATCGGGACCGATATCATTTTCAAGAAAAAATGACCCGTTATTTGACCCGTATGTTATTGGGGCGTGGCTTGGAGATGGTTCATCTCGTGGTGCTAGAATAACAATAGATGCAAAGGAAGGTGTTTTACTTGATGAAATCGCAAAAAGAATTCGTCGATACGGGTTAATACCGCTAAAAGGCGAACTGGCGAATAAAACAAAATGCGATTCGTACTATCTTACAAGGCCGGAAACTAACAACATGAAAGGGAAGTATGGGTCTAATGATTTCCTAACGACTTTGAAAAAATACAACTTATTGGAAAACAAACACATCCCAGATGATATAAAAACTGGCAGTATTTCGACTCGTTTGCAAGTTCTAGCGGGTCTCCTTGACACAGATGGTTACTTAGGCGGCAATTGCTTTGAGATAACTCAGAAAAACAAGAGACTCGCAGAAGACATTGCATTTGTAGCAAGATCCTTGGGGTTTGCTGCATATATAAAACAAGTGCAAAAATCATGCATGTACAAAGGCGAAAAGAAATGTGGGACATACCACAAGATCAGCATAAGTGGAGAAGGACTTGAGAAAATACCAACAGTATTAGAGCGTAAATGTGCACAGCCAAGACGACAGGCGAAAGATGCTAGAAGAACGGGGTTCAGCGTGAAAAAGCTCAGTGTCGGGGAATATATAGGACCTGTCCTGGACAAAGATCATAGATATCTACTTGGGGATTTCACAGTTACTCATAATACTGCCACGTCACTTGGTGTTGCCCTAGCATTCTGGGGCACGAAGCGTAACATAGTCCTGGCGACGACTCCTGAGAACAACAGAGACAACAACGCCCATGTCTACACGGAGAACTTATTCAAATTTTATCCGGACCACGTGAAGCTCGTATTCAAAGACACCCCTCTTCCTGAATTTACCCGCGCCCCCTTCGGCAGACAAGTATCTGCATTCGGCTCTACCATGTCCGCGGGAGATGCGCTGAAACGTTGGTGTGCAGACAAGAAAAACGTCGGGCCTATGTCGAGGAGAATCAAGACGTTTAGTTTCACGGAGCTCGCGTCTAATTTAGGATTCCAAGGAACCGGTGGAGTTGGGCGCGCAAATCCCGAGGGCGAGGCATTGCTCATGGGAAAGTACGGCAAACAAACCAAGAAGGAGCCGAGCAAATTGATCGGAAGTGTGCTTATCATGGACGAAGTTCAGTCTCTCTTCAAGCCAAGTGGAACCAGCGAGGATTACATAAAAGCTGCTAACTGGCTCAGGGCCGAGCTTACCAATGCCAAATACAAGAAGCACATGTACGTCTTTGCGCTTACAGGAACCCCTGGTGGAACCGTGAATGACATCTTAAGTGTTGTAAATTTCGTGCGGCCTCTGAACGTGCCGAGGATCCGTCCTGAAGATCTCAACAAACATCCAGAGTGGCTGAAGGGTTTTGTGAGTTATGTAGAACTTCGCGGGGATACGAGTGTGTACGGAAACAAAAACGTCCAAAATGTATTTTCCGAGATGGACCCTAAGTATTACGCCGGATTCCTGAAGACGATCAAGACGCTGACGGACACCCAGCTAAAGGCCGAGAAACGTCCTGGGTATATGAAAAATGCAATCGGCGCCGGAGATGCATTGACCACGAAAACGGCAATAACTGGGTTATACTCTGCAGACGAGATCGAGAGACTATCGCGACGCGATTTGACAGGCGGGATTCCTGCGGTTATTCGATTTGGACCTAAGATGAGCATCCTGTCTCCTAAGCTTCGCGAAGTGCTCAAGAGAGTTCTGTCCACGCCGGGGAAGCAATACATGTACGTGATCAACGCGGCCACGGCGTTTACTATCATGGCAGTTCTCGATTCTATGGGCTACTCTAACTATGTCCCGAGTGCGTCCCCGCTTGGTTCTGGAAAGAGATATGCATTCTATAAATCCGGATCGTACTCATATAAAGGCAAGACGGTGAAAATAGAAGCCAAGCAGCTCAACGCTATGAAAAAAGCACTCGCTGCTTCTTCCAACATCAACGGAGACAATATCAAGATCGTTCTTGCCACTGGTACGTACTATCAAGGGTTGGACACACCCGGTCTCACCGGAGTGCACATCGTGGACCCTCTTCACGATGTTGCTGCGGATATTCAAGCGGTGGGACGCGCGTTAAGGATGTGTGGCCACTCAAAGTCGGCCGGAAAACTTGCATCTATCTATAGATATTTCTCGACCGTGCCAAGGACTTTCGCCCATGACGGGATATCAAAAAAACTACTGCCGGATCTAGAAAAAACGGCAAAGAAGATTTTGAACTTGAATTTAAGCGCGGACTTATCTACAGTGAACGGACCTCCTCCAGGTAAATTACCTCCTGGTATAAACAGTTACGTATTTGCAGACGCTGTAAGGAGAAACGCTCCTGTAGCACAGACTGAGAGGTTGCTGAAGGCAATGGCCGTAGATTGCAAGTTATTCAAAGACATGTTTCATTCGAAGGAAAACTTCCAATGTGGAAGACCCGTGTTCGTAGACGTCGCATCGTCGGGTCAGGCAGCCAGGTCGCCTACAGCTGCAAGGTCGCCTACCACCGGATTGATTCAATTATCACCACTGACCCCGAGGTCTTCTCCTAGGTCTTCCTCTCCCAAGAGGTCTTCTTCTCCAAGGAGGTCTTCGTCGCCTTCTAGAATGTCTGGAAAAGCCGCCCCCAGATACTCATCAACTGGTAGAGAACGGTTTGGGTCTGCCCCGAGAAGATCTCCTTCCCCCGTGGCCCGGCGTAGAGGAAGTGCAATGGCGAGATTCGACCTACCAAACACCGACCCGAGACTCCGTAAAGAATTCAAAAAGGAATCCCCAATGGCAGAATCAGGGAAAAGGGAATCCCCAATGGCAGAATCAGGGAAAAGGGAATCTTCGAGGGCAGAATCAGGGAAAAGGGAATCTTCGAGGGCAGAATCAGGGAAAAGGGAATCCCCAAGGGCAGAATCGGGGAAAAGGGAATCCCCAAGGGCAGAATCAGGGAAAAAAGAATCCCCTGTAAAGGCGGCGCCTGGTAAGGCGAGGAGTCCTTTCACCGATACGGAAAAGGTGAACTCTAAAAAACGCCAGGTTCTGAGAGATTCCAAGGGTCGCACATACGTTCGGCAGGGAGACAAGAAGGTATATGTGAAGAAGCTGTTCACTCCGAAGTAAAAGCGCAATTTTATACTGCTCTGTGGTCAAACGATGTTTACATTTGAGCACCGGTGTATATAAACTTAATACAAAGTCTTATTGTTACTATAACCATGTTCATTCATACTCTCAATGGTTTTCCGACGAAAATAATTCTCCGCGAAAACCGCGTCATCTCATATTCAGATGCGTCTATCCGAGCAAACCGAGGGGGTGTCGGGTTCGTATCAAGGAATGCTAATGACCAAGCTTATACCTTCAATGCTCGGGCCCACGAAACAAAGGACATCAACAGGCTGGAACTTTCGGCAATTTTCACGAGCATCGCGATGGCAGATCCCGACCTGGACACACTTGTTTTTACGGATAGCCAGACTTCTATTTCCAACATCGTAACTAAGATGAAGCGGACGAAGTATGACAAGCTGGCGAAGTTCGTTCTTCAGCTGTCAAAGGAACGAAATGGCCATGTATATGTTTCCAAAGTAAAGGCTCATTCCGGAGATCCCGGAAATGACGAAGCAGACCGCCTCGCGAAGCAGGGAACTATGAGCGACAAGATCCTCGTTCTCCCAGACGAATTCATGTCCGTGGATGAGTGGTTCAAGCACCACGAGTACTTGCAAGTAAACTACCAGAAGCCTGACATATCAACACTTTAAACAATTTAATAAATTGATGTAACATTATACTAATCACAATGGCAGATCAGCAGGTGGAACTTTTTCGCGAGTGTGTGAAAGAATATGTAGACATCACGAATCAAATCGCAGAAGCATCTAAAAGCATCAAAGCGGTGAGACAGAAAAAAGATGAGCTCGGGACGATCATTCACGAATTCATGTCGAAAAATAACTATGAAGTCGCAGCGGCCGGAGATGTGAAACTGATTCTCAAACAAACCACGAAACTGCCAGGGCTCAAAGAAGACAATATAATGACGGTGCTCCGTGACATGTATGGCGGAGATGACGCTGCCAAGATATGGCGAAAAATCACGGAGTCCCGAGAAAGTCAGGCGACGATCGTTGACAAGCTATCCTGCCGTAAGAATCGCACGTCCAAGTAATTTTTACGCAAATAACAACCTACACATTCCATTCTCAAAAACCAAAAAGTCCAGAGTAACAGCGAAAACTTTGATTTTTTTCGGGTTTATTTGAGGAACGATATCGAAGGAAAGTTTCGATTTGGTGTAAGGCGCGAAATTTAGACTGCCATTGGGCTGAAAAGATGTTGCATCTAGAGCAAAACTGTAAACAAGAATGTTGTCACTGGGGTTGCACCGGCGGAAATGTTGATATTTCTGCACTATGGAAAAATACTCGCCGTTTCTGGGCGAAAACTGTTGATTGGAATTTATATAAAACGTGCCCTTTTCGAATATATTGGTATATTCGAACCCGGTTATATCATTCTCAGGATACGCAACGATTGCGAAGTATTTAACGGGCTTGTTTAATTCCCTCAGGTCGATATCTACCTTTGATTGATTCACGACTTGCCCGTTGGTTGTCGTGAGGTATGTATTTTTGTCTATGCTGAATACTCTGTCGAACGTTATACTCGTGGGGGTCTGAGCAAATCTATACTTTTCCGCCTCGTCCAAAAACGTGTATTCGACGATCAGTCCCGCTGTCAAAGAAACGTTGTCCGGGAGCTGTGTGTTGGCCGGAAGGTTCACGAGGGAAACTAAAGTTTTGAACGTAAAGTCGACATACACGTTTATATTGGTGGCCAAGCTGTACGTGGGGATGAACTGCTGCTTCGAAGTCGTATTTTTGCAGCAAAAAAACTTGAGTGGGATCAAAATTTCGTGCGCTTGATCAGTAGCAAGTACCTCGCCTCTTTTTACCAGCTTACTTATCCCGGCGAATTGGGAGTCCGGGCAAAACAGCTTGTCGTCAATATCTAGCCAGAGCCCCTCGGTCGGCTGAATACGCGTGTCCCCTATCCGCAATACCGTGCCCGCGATGATATTATAGCCCATCGTGTCAACCCAAGTTCCTCCTGAAATATTTAAATTCGGGAGAACAACCCTCAGAATCATAGAACCGATGAGGTCTCCACGCTTGGATACGGTGATTGTGTTTTTGGTTCCAAACCGCACGGTCGTCGGGAACTTCTCCTCCGACTGCTCAACTGCGAAGTTCGTGTATCTTTTGTATACTCGCTTGAACAAACTCATTTCCGGATTGTATGTCAGATACACGTCTTGCGGTCCTCTCGAAAGAAGTTGGACAAATGTTCCCTCGCTGGCTGTTCCCACGGTTCTCTTAACAAGAGGGGTGTCAATCTTCTCTACCTTTCGAGCAGGTTCGACAGTGCCAGAGGGTGGCGTATACAAAAAATCAAAGCTCATTTCCGTTGGAGACAATGTGGTGTTTTGGAAACATTTCTTGGCCATCCCGACTTCACCAGGGGTGGCAAAACGTATGTATTCTTCATCGTATATATCACCGGTTTCGTTCTTGGACGAATACATTAACTATTATATTGTAATATTTAATATTTAAACTAATAACGTCGTGATAAAAATAATATTACATTATATCAAATGAACAAGGCTTTGGACGACCTCGAGAAGAAATACTCTCTCCCCATCCCTCAACCTCTCCAGAACAACTTCCTGAACAACACTACCAGCTGGTGCAGACTCAACCCTATAGGATGCGGTCGTCAGGCGATGACGGAGACGCTTTTTTTGATAATGACATACTCCGCTGTTATCTTTCTCGTCGGGGGTGCCGTCCCTACGGTTGCCAACCTCATCAAATTCAGCGTTATTTTCCTCATTATGAATATCGCCGCAAGAATGGTATCCGATTCTTTCTCAGACAAACTGGCAATTGCGGCATTGTCTGGCCTTGGACTCAAGGTGGCCAGCATGCTCGCTCCAAAAATTGTGGGATGGTAACTGGTACCCAGTATTACATGTATGTATGAAATGTATGTTTGTCGATACGAAGATTATCCGTATCGACAAATGTTATACATGCTATCATGTTCTCTTGGCCAACAACGCATTGAAGTCTTTGACTTTGGCCCCGCCATCGTATGACCATGCATAACCACGAGATATCATCAATTCGTTGACTGAAGTCGTTGACGAATCTGTGTATATTTGTCCGAGCACCCTTCCGTATTTCTCATACGCATCGGTTGATAATGTCTTTACTACGACGGTACTCGCATTTCCTAATACATTTTTGAGATATTCCTTCGCTTCTAATCCGAGTTTTTTCTCGTGTAAATCGGTTGTTCTAGATTCGGGACAATCGATTCCGTACAGTCTAATTCTCTTGTTCGTGAAAATATCAAAACCTAGGTCGATCACCACATCAATCGTGTCTCCATCTATCACATCACTCACCTTAACTTTATATTCGTACATTTACTTTACGTAATATATTTTAATCCTTTTTTAGCTTCTTCGTATTGGGTTTGTTGTTCTTCTTATTGTTACCGAGTTTAATAATACCGTTTTCAACAAGTTTCTTTTGATATTCTTTTAAAGATGATGTGAAGTTACTTGGGCGAAACGTTTCACATTTTCTTTCGCGTATAAGCTTCATTGCTTCGACATATCCAATCTTCTTGATAGTCATCAAATACGCCGCCACGACCGTCGACGATCTGTTTTGCCCGGCGCGACAGTGTACTAGGACGTTTCCCTTATAGCGAGTCACGTCTCGGATAGCAACACTCGAGATTCCAAAATATTTACTCATCTTGTTGGCATCGGACGGGTCGTCATACACGGGGACCCTGAGCATTGGGATATCGGAGAACCTAGGGATATCCGCCGAACAATTCACAACGAACTTTATATTGTGTTTTTTCAAGAAATCCTTATTCGCGGCGGTAGCTTCCGAGCCTATCCATACGTGATTCGTAATTTTTTTAGGAGGGTAATAAAGAAGTCCTTTGTATTCTATCAGGTCCTTGGCAGGAGCTGGATAGACACATTTTTTCGGTGCCATTATTTACTATACACAAATATTTTATACGTGCGTAAATACGCGATAAAAAATAACTTAATATAAATAAGACACGAACAACACAATGGCGTTCACTGAAATCATCGAACTCCCGTCCGACGTCGTGGCACCCAGAACCGAATCCAAACAAGTTGCACCGAAAGTTATCTTTAAGCAGCCCTCCGATGTTCAGAAAAAACCCGCCAGTATCTTCATCGGCATCCCTTGTTACGCGTGTATGATGACAAACTCATTCGCGGCGAGTCTGATTGCCCTGCAAGCTGTATGTGCTAAGAGCGGAGTACAAATATACATGGACTTTGTTGGTAACGAATCCCTTATCGAACGCGCCAGGAATATCCTCGTGAAAAGGTTTCTTCAGCAGCCCAACTTCACCCATATGATGTTCATCGACGCGGACATCGGGTTCAACCCACAGTCCGTTCTTCGCCTGCTAGAATTCGACAAGGATTGCACCAGTGCTGTTTATCCCAAGAAGAGTATCAACTGGGGACTCGTAAAGGAGAAAGTTTCCAAGGGTTCCACGGAGGATATTCGCCAGATGGGGCTAGATTTCAACATCAATCCTATCTGCAATGATCCTCATGACAACGGATTTATCAAAGTCCTGGATGTCGCAACCGGTTTCCTCCTGATGAAACGCGGAATGATAGAGAGGATGTACGAACACTACAAAGAAGAGCTCTTCGCCGTGAACGATATTCAAGGACAGAACGTGGCCGATTACATTGCTATCTTCGCGTGCAGCATTGACAAGAAGACCAAGAGGTTTCTGTCCGAGGACTATGCGTTCTGTCGCAGGTGGCAGGAAATTGGTGGTGACGTGTGGGCAGACATTACTACCCTTCTCAGCCACACGGGCACTCACGTATTCTCAGGAAATATCCTGGAGCGCGTGTCAATGGGTTAATGGGTAGTAACGAACAACGAAGGTGTGTTTTGTCAATACGATTTTCATATTGACAAAATAATTCGAAAGTTTATCACAATATTGTTTTGATTAATTTCTTTTGCGAAGCATTCATTTTATTATAAAATACTCGAAGAGCATGGGCATTGCTCGAGTATACTGGAATTTCTTTGTTCCTAGATAGATCTAGGCCTATATAATTACCGTTATGCGCAGAGCGCGATGATATGATAGAATTGGCATATTGTTGAACCTTTTCTTGATACTTGATGTTCCGAAATTGTGTTATACTGTCGGGTGCATACTTGTCCGGGAGAACGATAGATCTTCCGAAATCAATTATGACAACGTCTCCATCTTTCGTAAGCATAAGATTGTTGCAATGAAGATCCGCGTGATAGATCTTGTGTTTCCATAATTTAAACACGACTTTCTCAATCTTCTTAAAAATATCCGCAGTGATATCAACTTTACAAAGAGTTTCTCCATCGATAAACGACGTTATTTGCCAACAGATATCTCCAAGAAAGCCGGCGACATAAAATTTACTAGTTATGTTGCTTCTGGACAATTGGGACTGCACGGCAATCTCGCGCTTTAAAGCTTCTCGTTCCCAAGACTTGTACTTATTCATCTTTTGAAACTTTATGACTGAAAATGTCCCATCTGTTGGAATTCTATCTACATTACCAACGACATAATTAGACTTGGAAAGAACCATTCTTTTCAGATACTCGCCATACTTAGGAGGCGCTTTGAGTCTGTAAACAGAACCATATGACCCCTTAGAAAGAAATTTGAGATTAGGAGCATCGAAAAAAAACTGTACCTGATCTAAAGGTATCTTCATTTCTGACGTATTTTCTGTAGTCATATTTTTGGGGTTGTTTGTAGGTTTCACAATCATCTCTTTGGTCTTTTTAGAGAAAATCCCAAACTTTTTCTTGCAAATGGCGTCTCTGCAATATTCATGAGCTCCATATGCCTTGGATTTTATCGGCTTTGGATAGCTCATAATAATATTATACAACATTTTTTTTGACACCCCAGCGTGTAAAATAACTTAACAAATAATATTTATATATTGCAGCACAATGAGCACTCCCGTGAACCGTGTAATTATCGCGATCATCACCGAGGGACGGGGAGATATGACACTTCAAACATGTGTTTCTATTCTTAATCTTCAGATGGCTCTCATGACTTCCCCCAATGGTTTCCAGGCGGACATGCGATTCTACAAAACGAACAACGAAGCTCTCACAGCTCTATACGCCGAGAAGGACTTCAATGCCGTATACGTAATCAACTTTTCCACGAGTGTGCCCGGTGATTTTTCGTTGAAGGCTCTGAATTCCGACAAGGACATCGTGATCGGTATTCACCCCATGCCTACGATCGACTGGGACCGTGTGAAGGAAAATATCGCGAATACGACAGAATCTCTCGAGAATACCGGAGTCGTGTATAATCTTTCTCTGGCAGGAATTCCAGATGAAAACGGGTATGCCAAAATCAAGAACGTCAAATGCGCGGATGTGATGTTTGTCAAAAGAGAAGCGCTCGATGCTATTATCAAGGAGAATCCCGCCGTAGTATCAACCGATGGCAAACACACTTCTCTGTTCCTGGACGGTGTGTACGATGGCGTGTACTTGTCGGGAATTGAAAGATTCTCTAAATTATATGGCAAGATCATGTACGGAGATACCAAGCGTACCGTGAATAAACTAGGCCCTCAAGACTATGTGGGCATCGTAGGAAACAGGTCGCAGATCAGATAATACCGAGTATATGTTTATTGAAACTTCAATTTGTTGATACGAAATGTCATGTCAACAAATTGAAATAATTATGCATCAAATAATCTACCCTCCAATTTCAACCAGCTTTCCATTTTTATCATATGCCGTGTTGCAACCGGTGTTATCGTTATTCTTGCATCTCAAGCCCGCGTGTTTGTCCCATCCCCAGTGAGGGTATTTATTTTCGAGACGGTTCATCCAAAGATATGCTCCTGTGAAAATTGCAATAACAACCAAAACAATGGCGAGAATCATAAGCACGTTCATCGTATAGTATGACATTACATTTTTTTTATGGGCGTAAAATAACTTAACAAAATATATGATTGTGTAATATACAATGACTACGCGCGACATTGGCAACCTCTCCTCAGCACAGGTCGAAGCCCTTAACAAAGCAGTCTTCGAAGAGTGGGATGCGAAGACCACGCAGATGAAGAAGGAGGCGGAGAAGATTGACGTGAAAACAGTGAACCCCAAAGATATTGGCGTGTCATTTGGACCAGTGATGGATGAGAAAACGTTCAAAGAATATCAGAAACGCAAAGACGGTCGCATGAACGTGATTTCCGCGGCAGATCTGCAAAAAATGTTTGGTCAAAGAAAATAGATAAAATAAAAATATTTATTACAATTAACAGTAGGATGGACATCGAGAAAATGTTTACCGTGGAAAACTTGTTGAAAGTATTGCTAGCTATAGCAATAGGTGTAATGCTATACAAAGTATTCTTCTGCAAGGAAACGTATTACAACTATACCGACGACAAGTCTGGCTATGCATATCCGATGGACTACGAAGAGGACATCGACCTGGTTGATGCCGTCACTGCTCCTGGCGATGTTGACGATATGGACCTCGTAAGTGCCGACAGCGAGGAAGACACCGAGGTCGTCGAGGAAATCGAAGACGTGGTCGACGCCGAAGATGATATTTACGAATACGTGGACGAGGAGACCGAGGCGTATGACGACTCCGAGGAAATGATGGCAGACGGGACGGAAGACGCCGAGGATGACAACATGTACATGTACGAAGAAGACGTGGTAGACGAGGAGCAGGACGAGGTAGTAGAGGAGGTGGTCGAAGATGAGGACCAGGAGCAAACCGAGGGTCAGAATTACGATTTCCTGTACGCATCCGACGTAGAAGATGGTCTCCAGGAGAATTTTACACTGTATTCAAATCTCGTAGGAGTTGATACCAACTATGCTTGAGATTCTTGAGTTTTATTATCAGATTCATTATTTACTACTGTAATAACTCTTGTAACTTTGTTCCTAATAAATGTAGTCATAGGATTTAAAAGTATATTTATTATCTCTTTAAATTCAATCATTTTCTAAAATTATAATATAATAATACAATAGATAAAAATGTCAACTGCCGTAATGCCTCGCCAACGTCAACAACAGTCGTTCTCACCGATAAGACCATTAAACTCTAATCAAATACCGTTCGAACGTTTCACAGTTGCACCCAAACCAGCCCCCGTTGCTCCTAAGCCAGCTCCCAAGCCAGCTCCCAAGCCAGCTCCCAAGCCAGCTCCCAAGCCAGCTCCAAAGCCAGCTCCAAAGCCAGCTCCCAAGCCAGCTCCCAAGCCAGCTCCCGTTGCTCCTAAACCAGCTCCCGTTGCTCCCAAGCCAGCTCCAAAGCCAGCTCCTAAACCAGCTCCCGTTGCTCCTAAACCAGCTCCCGTTGCTCCTAAACCAGCTCCCGTTGCTCCTAAACCAGCTCCCGTTGCTCCAAAGCCAGCTCCCGTTGCTCCTAAACCAGCTCCCGTTGCTCCAAAGCCAGCTCCCGTTGCTCCAAAGCCAGCTCCCGTTGCTCCAAAGCCAGCTCCCGTTGCTCCAAAGCCAGCTCCCGTTGCTCCAAAGCCAGCTCCCGTTGCTCC